TTAATTATCATTCCCTATATATTTGAACGCCTGAACCGCCCTGAAATGACCGCCATAACCGGTTGCCGCACGATCAGACTTATTTAACCTTTGGGCTGAACGTGCCATCGAAGCCGCGCTGCGCCCTTTATTATTCCCATATAAATGCGCTCCGGTTTGTATCCACTTTTTAGAGTGGCGCAACGCCCCACATAGTTGCGGGTGTGAGGTGTGAAAGAACACCGGGTAAGGTTTGCCACATCTACCATGTCCCTGAAGATGATATTCACAAACGGCCGCTAAAAATTTAGTGCCAACGCCTATTCCCTGCCATTCGGGAAGTACTACCAACCGGGTGGACCGGTAAGCCTTTGCCGTAAAGAGTGGTGTTACCGCTAAATGACAGACGGGCTCACCACCGACAAAGCCAACGAAATACTCGGCCGCGACCGGCATAGGAAGGTCTAAATAATAATGCTGCTTAAACAATCTTGGGAATACAGTTCCCCTGACTTTATAAATTTGAAGTTCGAGTTTTGGACGTTGCCGAAGGCAGTCACGGTCGTAAAACCGTGCCTCCGCAGTATCATACACCCAGTCTGGTTGTAGCCATTCGATTATATCATAGTGGCAGGAAAGAAGCACGATCTGCCCGCTGCCACGTCTCCACGTCTTCGAAAACGCCGCGGCTCCGACTTTGGCTATCTGCCGGTCAATGACTGATGTAAACTCGTCCACCACGGCGTGCCGCGGCCGTTCACACGCCAAACGTGCAAGACCTGCCCGGAATTTTTCACCGTTGCTCAGCACATGAAATGGCCGCAGCCATGCCGGAACATCACCAAGGCCAACTGCCGAAAGCATACCCGTCACTGTGTTGAAGTCTCCGTCAGGAGCAATACAGTCCACAATCGGTTTATCCTTATCCCAGCCGGAATAGAGGTCATAAATAGGTTCTTTGAATATTTTGTTTCCAATACTGGTTTTTCCACTACCGGATGGTCCGACGATCAATCCGATTTGCCATTCCCGATCCTCGATTGGTAGCTCTACTGTCTTTTCCCAATCACAGCCTTTTTCTGCGTTGAAAAGGCTTTTTACCCGTGCGGCCCGATAGCTGTTGAAGTCGCTACAATGGTGTTGTACCTCTATTTTCATACGTTCACCACTTTAAGAGTTAGACCCTTTTTCAAGAGACGTTCGTAAATCTCCTTTTGTTCTTTTTCATCTGTGCAAATGACGATTACGCCATATTGCGGCTTGTAAGTGTACTTGCTCATACTTTGTTTTGTTTTATGGGTTTGGAACAAAGGTAGAGCCAAACTATTGGACGAACTAATTTAAGCCTAATGTTATACTGCACCGCTTGTGCAGTCACTTTGGAAACGTTTCAAAAGACCATATACTTTCCGTTCGCTTACAGCATACCTTTCAGAAAGTATGGCTACAATATAAGACACTTTTTCACCATTCTTGTACAGGTTCATATAATCGGAATACAAGTCAATATACTGGGTATCTTCAAGGCGTATTCCCGCCTCATGTAACTTTTTCAACAACTCACGATTGAAGTTTAATATCTCTATCACTTTCATACAAACAAAAATTTAGTACCTTTGCAATGTCTCACTTATTAGGCGCACAAATGCGCCACACAAAAAAATAACGCTCACAGCGCGAACGAGGGTATTTGCCCCCGGTCGTGCGCTGTGAGCGTTTTGTGTTTAATAGTAAGTGAGACGACTATTTAACAGGCCGGGGGCTTTTTTCTATCCCTTCCCCCGCAGGGATTCATCCATTACCCGGCTTCATACAAAGCCAAGTCCAATGCGTCCTTTTTCTTCCATCCTTCAGATAACGCGTCTTGTATGTGCTTCATCGCTTTCACGTAGAAATTCTGAAGGTCTGAGACCGTTTCAAACGTCCTGTAATACGGCTCATCATCCGCACCCAGCTTGAACGTCACTGGCAGGTTCTGCCCTCCCGTTTGGACGGCAAGATCGTATGCGGCTTTGTAGTTGAACTGGTTCTCGCTTGACAGCCATACCGGAATACCCTCGTATATGAATCCCGAAAGGATGGCCTTGTCAGTCTCCCGGTTATACCAGGCCGTGACCGTTGACCGTATCTCCTCGTCGGTCGGCTTATGGTTGAACTCCTCTTCCATGTAAGAAGCGGAACCGTCTTCCTTCTTTTGCACGTCCCAGCGGACGCGCCACTTTCCTTTCACCGGGTTCGTGCATTCCAGCAGCGATACACCGGCACTTCCTTCTACTCGTTTCATGTAAACACGTATTTGGTTCGACCTTTTCCAAACGTTTCCGTCTTTATCGTTGTCTCAAACGGAAAACCGTCCGGCATTTCCCTCACTTGTGCAAGGATGTTTTTCATTTCTTCCGAATTAGTGAAAAACTTCTTGGACTCACCATTCTGCTCGATACTCACGATACAGCGGTCCTCGCCCTGTTCTGTCTTGATTCCCGTTTCAAAGTCTTTCACTATGATGGGAAGGTTCACCAGTTCCCGGATGCTTACCACAGTGCCGGGAAAACGTTTCTTGCCGTCCTCCGGCTTATAGGAAACGTTCAAATCTTTAAAACTTTTCATTTCTTTGCCTGTTAATTTTTTAAACAACATATTACAATCCGCGTGCTTGGCCATACCATAAAAACTGGCCACCAATTCACGCCGTCTCCTTCTCGATTTAACCTCGTGTATCTTCCGGGCAAAGTTCTTTTTGATGCGCTTCCTTAAAAGCACACGATCGGGATAGATAACGTATCCTAAGAAATCGATACCCTCCGTCACTGGGAATATACGTTCGTTCTCCTTTACTTGAAGACCGATAGATTCTATACACCCGTGGACGACATCACGAATCTTCCACAATTCCGCTTTCGTTTCACCCAGTACCACACCGTCATCACAATAGCGGTAGTAATAACGGACGCCGTACCTGTCCTTCAAATAATGGTCTAAATAAACAGACAACAATAAATTGCCCAGCCCCTGCGAACTCCTCAGGCCGATACTGATACCCTCAGGCATCAGCCGGACAAAGTTATCCAGCATGGCGATGAGCTTCCTGTCCTTGAATATCCGGTTCACGCAATACATCACGAAATCTTGTTTCACGCTTTCATAGAACTTCTTGATGTCAAACTTATAACAGAACCGCGTGCCTTCCGGATCTTCTTTCATATCACGGCGAATATACGCCATCAGATCGTGCGAGCCACGTTTTTTGATGCTGGCCGAAGTGGTTCGGATAAACCGTTTCCTCAAACGCTTGTCTACGATGGTCATGATAGCGTGTACGGCGATACGGTCTCTCATGCTTAGTACCTGAATACGCCGTAACTTACCACCTTCCACTATATCCCGTTCATGATAATCTTTCACCCGGAAACTTCCGGATGCGATCGATGCGGTCAGTTCATCCAATACTTCTTCCTTATGCGCAAGCAGGTAACGCCCTTGGCGGCTACGCTTTCTTTTCGTGCCGCGAAGGACTTGATCAAAGGAATCCTCCATATTGGACGGTTCTATAATCTCTTCTATTATGTAACCTTCTCTACGCATATCATATCACATTACGGCCACACGGCCTTCAATCTCCCGGGCCTGACTTCTTCGAGCCTTGCGGCCTACCAAACTCTACCCGACGCTTGATTTCTCAGTTTTCCAACCCTTCCGGGCCGCTGTTACTGGGGCTTGTTCCCCTCGGCTCCACGGTGGGGACAAGTCCCCGGTGTTGTACGCCGATTTTAATTTCCTTCGATTGTTGTTCAGACGGGAACCGATATTCGAGTTCGAGTTCGAGGCATCGTTATTCGCATTCGCGTACGACACACCACCATTCGCATTCGAGTTATTGTACCCACGAAAAACCACACGGCTTAAAGGAAACGCCACCCTTTGGAATACAAAGGTATTATTTTTCATGCGGAAACACTGTTGATATTATATTTTCGACGGGCTTACGCCCGTTTTCGTTCGCTTCGGATCACACAAACGGGAACGAGAACGCTTTACGTTTTGTCGCTTCGCTCCCGTTTTCGATCATGCCTTTTCGACTATCGCCTTGTACGCTTCCACGCTTTCCGCTTTGACGATCCGACCGCGGAAGGCCAGACGGGAACCGATATACGAGTACGAGATCGAGGCATCGAAATTCGCAGACGCGTACGACACACCACCATTCGCATACGAGTAATTGAACCCACGAAAAACCACACGGCTCGATGCGGTAGATATGTAGTATTTATCGCAATAATACGTGCTGGACGAACCGTTTGCGGTTCCCACTGGTATCACGTCCATATACTTGCCATGGGCGACACCCGTTATCCACTGGTCGCTCGAGGTCTTGCCTTTCACCATACGGGTCGTACCGTCCGGCATCCAGATACGCCACTTGCCCTGGTTTGCGCTGTCATTGGGTAAATCTACGCCGTCCATCATGTCGTACTTATGCCCGTAGATATCCTCATAGCCCAGACAACTGATATTGTTTACCTGGGTCACGGTCGGAGAACCATACTCATCCTGGCCACGATACCAAGCGTACTGGTGGATAGAACCGTCCACGATGGAATTCGTGATCTTGTCGTTTATCTTATACGCCTCACCATAACCGATCGTATCCTGCATACCATAACCGGCTGTACCGCCCGTGATACGATTGTTCGTATGCTGACCGCCGCCGCATTGTTCCTGGCTGTCACGACGGCCGTACCTCGCGTAAAACAGGTTCGCTATACGCGAGTGCATCAACGCGTCTATCTGCTGCATACCGCGCTGCTGGCTGTAATAATGAAAATCGATCCAGTTCATGCTGGCCGTCGTGGAATTACCCGTTATGCATGAACGCAACTTGCTACCTACCACGCTACTGCCTACTACCGCACAAAGATGTTCCTCGTTGGCCACCCAATCGGGCTCCATATCCTCGATCTTGTCGGAGTTGGAAAGAACGACCTTGTCGAACTCGGCCGTGTTCAAGATCGAGAAGTGCAAGGCCGTGGCGCCCTCCGGAACATCCGATATCAAGTACATGCCCGCCTCGAACTTCAAGCCGATCGTTGGAACCACGATGGTTTTGACTACGTTTCCAGAGCCGTCTACAAATAGACTGCCGACCAGACCCGTGCCGGGAACACTCGGAAAACGCACACGCTTGTAACCTTGCACATCCACCTTGCAGACCGAATAAGTCTTGTCCGTGCTATAAGAATCCTTCAACGTGGGCTTGCCACTCAGTAGTTTGCGTTCCGCCAAGTAGCCGTCCTTGGTCTCTTTTATATCATCCAGTGTCAAAACGGTTACTTCGGGGATGGGAGGCATATCGTCGGGGCCGTTGGAACTGTAACAACTGTAATATTTCTCGTTCAGATAGTCATTGACACCTTTCGACCAAAAGAACGGTTCGTACATCATCCAGTCGCCCTCGCTGCTGTCAAGTTTGGCTGCGCTGCCATCGTAGTATTTATTACTGCTGGTATCATCCAAAGGACAATAGGTCATCTCACCATCCAAATTGTTGATGTCGACCGCCTGGCCCGCCATCTCCACTTTACGGCTCGTGGGTTTCTTCGTCACCTTGGCAAGCACACGGTGGCGCTTCTTGAGGATCGCCACTACGTGGGCATTCATGACGTAAGCATTTCCATACTTATAGCCGGTCTCGTTGTCCGGGTTGGAGATATTGGCATCGTCCGGTACGCTCTCGTCCGACTCGATGATACTGTAGGCCGGTTGCACGATCTCCAGTTCAGGGTACCGCTCCCTGTATCTGTCCGCTTCTTCGTCCTCCATGTACTTTGTCAGGCGGAGCCTGCCACGCAATCCGGAATGACGGTTGTCTATCGCTCCGGTGGAGGTATAGGTACCATAATCGTAGTATTTTCCGAGAAGCTTGCCGTCATCCTCCATATCGATGTCAAGGACAAAACGCTCCAGTTTACCGCTACCGTTCAACTTGGCCTGATGAAGACGTTCCAGCATGGCAAACCCGTCAATGCCCGGACAACCCATGAACCGGTAGCCTCGCACGTTACCGATGCCATCCAGTACCAATCCGCTCTCTGCCAACCTGGGAAGATATTCCAGAAACAGTTCCTCTATCGTTTCCGGCAAGCATAACTGCACAACAGGCGCACCGGTGGCAAGTTTCACGCGGGTAAGCCCCGTGCCTCTCACGTCCAGCTTCCTCAACCGTCCCTGCCAGCTCAAGTCCAAGGTCGTCACGTTGCCGTTATCGCCATTCCGTGCCAGCAGGTTGTTGCGCATATTAAGCTCTTCCAGAAGAAGCATGCCGTTCGTAGAGGCCATGAATGAACCGTTACGATAACCGCTGGCTTTCTCCACGCTCATGTCAAGTTTAACCAATGAGGTAAGCAAGCCGAAATTGAATCCGATGGCGAACGCGTCCTCATGCCACACCAGCTCCTTGATTTTGGCCGCGCCGATAATCTTCAGCGGGTCGTTCTCACCGAAGGCACGGGCCAGCTGCAGGGAGTGGAGCACGTCCGCATCCACCACGCCGCTGTCGGCCTGCACGCCGTTGCTGGTGGAAAGCTGCACACGGTACGGGATGGTCAGCCGGTACTGCATCGGCTTCAATTTGTATGCCTTGTCCAGCGATGCCGTACTCTGGTAGAACTGGGCGCCCAGCGTAGAGACATAACCGTACTCCACCTGCTTCAGGTCATACCTGCGCTGGATGAAGTAGTTCCGGTGCGCCTTTAACGAACCCTTCAGACCGTAGATCTGCGGGTAGGTCTGTTTCGCGCCGTCCGCACCCACCGGCATCTCGTTCAGGAACGGGTAGATGTATTTGAAGATGCCCGATTTATTGTACAGCCGACTGCACCACCTCTTCATCTGCTCGGTGTCGAAATGGTCAACGGCCTTCTGGATGCTGAAGGCACTCATGAAGCTGGTACCGCCGTTCACGCCCTTGGTCATCACTTCCTCCAGCAAATTGCCCATATTGCCCAGTATCAGGTTCCACAGCCAGCTGTTGTGTCCCTGCATCACATAGGCACCGTCCCGCTTGGTCTGCCGGTTGTCATCATACTTCCCGGTCAGGAACGACTTGTTGTCCGAACCCAGCTGGCAGTCTCCGTCGTAATAGGTTATCCACCACATCACGCCGTCCCATGTCCGCACCAGCATGTTTTTCGCCAGCTGGTCCACACCCAGGTTGAACTGTACATACAGGTAGTAGGCGGCCAGGTTGGGAAGGTTGAAATACTTCCCGGCTTCCGCCTTGAAGGTCGGGCTCACCCATTTGGCCGTCGGGAACTTGTTGCCGTCATCCTCATAGTCCACCCCGTCAAACGTGTGCGTCTCCTTGTTATAGGCCAGATTCTTGCCGGCAGGCGTTTCCTTCACGCATCTGTAAAGGAAACTCATCATGCGGTCAAGCGCCTTGTACATCTTGTCGTACTTGTCACCGGTACCCAGATGTTCCTTGATGTTCGGCTCTTCTTCGGCATCGCCTCCGCCGTCGTTCCAGAACACGTCTTTCGGGTGGTTGAACTCAAAACCGCCGTCAAAGTTGAAATCCATGAAGTCCGTATGGTCGGGCTCCGTGGACGGAAGCCAGCGGAACAGGCACAGGTCGTTCGAGTTGTTCAGCGTCTCGATGCAGATGGGCAGGTATTCCTTCGGCCGGTCGCCGTTCGCCTGCAGGTAGTTCAGCGTATCACCGGTCCCCCACTGTTCTTCGCCGATGGTCTTGTCCTGGCCGAATATCGGGTAGCTGTCGCTCTTCTCGTTGTTCATGTTGTACTGGCCGTAGTAGGTCAGATCCTCATCCACGCTCTTGGCCACGAACAGGTCACAGGGCAAGCCGTCAATGGCCGAGCGTATGTCTTCCTTGCACGTATCCGCGTGATCGGCGGCATACTGCTGGGCAGGGGTCAGGATGCCCATCTCCTTCATGCCGTCATGGATGAACTTCGCGCCACCGGTGTTGGTGGTCATGGAGGAGTCCGAGAAGTCACACTTCGCGCAGGCGAGTTTTGCCCCCACCGAGTTGTCCCGCAGTCGGAACAGGTTCTTCTTACCCTCCGTAGCTGTCGGGTTGCTCTGCTGCCCGTTACCGTCTATCTCTCCATAGCTCATCCGTGCCGTGTAACCGCTGGCTGTCTTCTGGAAGTAGAAGCGCAGGTTCTTGCGGGCATAGTTCACCGAACTGGTACCCTGGATACGCAGATAAATGTCACGGGCTATCCAGTCCAGTGCCCGGTTCTCACCGTTGTAGAATCTAACTTCCCGGCACAGCTTGTTGGCCTTCTTGTTGTTCAGTTGGGCCAGCGCGTCCATCACGTTCAGCGTGTCGCTCTCGCTTGGCACCTCACTGCCCACGCTGCCCGTGCCTATCAGTACCATGATCGAGTTCCGCCGCTTCTTCATCAGTCCCATCAGCTTCTCCATGCTCACCGTGTCCCCCTCGTTCAGCACGCGGTTGTCCTCATCCAGCGAGCGCACGCCCGGTTCCCCGTCGGCATCCTCCAGATGGTTGCGGTCCACGATGTAGTTGTTAAGCACCTCGTCCGAGGTTAGCGCCTTGTTATAGATGCGCACGCTCTTCACGTTCAGGTCAGCCCCCTCCGATTTAAACTCCAGCTGGCTCCGGATGTCGAAGTTCACCTTGTCCAGCCACTTCGAGGCGGCCGACTCCTCCCCGTTCACATAGAAGCCGATCAGCGTCCGCTGCTCGTTGGTCTCCACGTCCGGGTAGAACACGTAAGTGATGCGGATATTCTTACCGGGTTCAAACTTCGTACCCACCGAGTCCTCATAGCGCAGGACCTGACCGGCATCCATCGCCTCCGTCACCACGCCGGTAAGGAACTTCGCCTCCTCCGGGGTCACCACCAGCCCGTAACGGTTGCCGTTTTGCAGGGTGCCCAGACAGGTGATCAGCTCCGCGTCGGTGTCAGTCACGTTGGCCGTGCTGTATTCTATCTCCAGCGTCATGCCCACATCGCGGATGGCAAAACCCTCGGGCTTGTCCGCCTCGTTGAACGGGCGATAACCGCCGTCTGCCGTCAGTGTCATGCCCGCACCGCCGGCCAGCAACAGGCGGTCCTTGTGCCAGCCGCTTCCCGCGCCGTATTCGTTCACGCTCCACAGCACGTCCCGGAATTCCATCCGTTTGTCCCCGCTCACCCAGCTTTCCGGGTTGTTTTCCGTGTTGCTTCGCCCGAAGGCATCGAACGTGCACACGGCATCCGGTGCCAGCGTGGCTTCAATGTCGGGGTGCGATGTGGTGTTCACCCGCACCTCAAGCACGGCATCACCGCACGACACACGGTAATCCAGCGGTTCCACGTTCACGTTCGTCCGCCCGTAGCTGCCGGTCTCACCGCGCTGCAGCAGGTCTTCCTTCACCACGCTGCCCCGGCTGGTCACTTTCACACGGGCCGTGTACGCATCCCGGTCATAGCCGGCATACGTGAAGTTCCACGCCGTGAACTGCTCGGCCTCCAGTACGGGGTGTTTCCAGTCACGCTGGAACCCCGCTGCCCGGTGGTTGAACATCATGCCGGCATAGGCCGTCACACCTTCCCCGGCTTTCAGCAGGGTCAGGTAGTGTATCTCGCTCACCACGCCGGAGTTCTCGTGCAGCGCATAGGCTTCCACCACGTTCATGCCCTCCCGCATTTCACTCAGCGCAACGGTGACGTTCTTCTGCTGGACACCGGAACCGGCTGACAGGCCAAGCGTATAGGGCTGCCCGCCGTTGATACGGTAGTAGATGTTCTTCTCGCCACTCGTTCCCTTAGCCGTAAATGGGATGTTCACGTCGTTCCGGTATCCCCCGTCAGCCAGTCCGTTCCCAACCGAATAAGTGGTACTTAGTTCCATGGCCACCATCGTCACCCTGGCGGTAGCGGTTTTCATCAGCGTACCGCCATCATAACCGGCCCGCGCCTCCACCTGCACGGTGTAGGTCGTGGCATCCTTCAAGTAAGGCGACGCGTCAAAAGTATAGCTCTGACCGGCCGTAACACCGACAAACTCCGCATCCTGGAATTCCGAAAGGACCGTGGAGCCACGTTTTACGACCACCTTGGCCCTCAGGTCGCTGTAGCCACTCACCTCGCCGCCACCGGCCGTACCCACGCCAACGGCATATCTCACCACGAAACCGGTACCCAACGACAAATACTGGGAAGCGGGCAAGGAGGAACCCGAAGCATCGGTCAGGTCTATATTCACCACCACCTTGTCATCGTCCGTGTACTTGGAAAAGCGCACCTCCCTGTCGCTTTCCCCGCCTTCGCCATCCTTCTGCGTGACTGTCATCACGTACTGAGTGCCGTCCTCGCTGTCCGTCACGTCGATATTCGTCACGGTACCCACCAGCGAGGCGAACACCGCGCCGCTCGTGGGGGCTTTCGTCTCACCGGCGGCCAGCTCCTCCGTAGGGGTGGCCTTGTCATCGATACTTTTGATATAGTTCTCCACCAACCGGCCGCTCACCGGAAGATTACCCGTGGATTCGTCACCGGACCAATCGGTCTTCTGCATATCCAGACCGTCCTCGTCATACACTTTTTTCGCCATATCGTTATTCTTTAAAAGTTATTTCATCCGTTTCCAGCCATCCGTTCGGCTCCAGGGTTTGTCACCGCGCCAAAAGCCCGCGCCGAAACAGCTCCGGATGGCTTGCCAAACCAGCCTGGCCCCTATATAGACCGTCGCCACCACCCGTTCGCCTACACGGATGGCCGTCACCTCTTTGTTTCCAACACTTATCATACCTATTCCTCCTCGTAAATCAGGTAAATGGTCTTGCCGTCCTTTTCCGGGAGACTTTCAAACTCCTCCTCACTCATCTCCTTATGTTTGTAGCCTTGGGCTATCGCGTCCTCGGCCTTCTTCGCGGCCGCCTCCGCCTTTGCCGCCGATTCACCCGCAGTTTGGATAGCTTTCTTGGTTTCTTGAGTGGCCGTTTCCATTTCGGGAGCCAATCCCTCCACCCTTTCAGCGGCCTTGATCGCCCGGGCCGCCGCGTCATCGGCTGGCTTGCTCAATAAGGTGATCGGGACGTTCACCAGTTTGTCACCTTTCTGTCCCGGCAGGGATTTGACCCCGCTCAGCGAGCCGACCGTCTCAAGGGATTCGACACTCTTCGATTCCGCCTTGACCGCCTCCAAAACCTGGGCGATATCCGATTCCGTCAGTGCCATATCAAACCCCTCCCTCTATCAGTTCATAAACCTGGCCGTAACCGCCGGCCGTCAGGCTCTCGCCGCATACCTCCTTGATAAGCGTACCCTCCTCGGTGGTGATCTCCATGATTCCACCGCCCTGGATGATACGCTGGCACAGGACGTAAGCCTTGAACTTCTCATCACGGCCTACCGGTTTGTCTTTTCCGTAATTGAACAGGGCCTCCGCCACGGCGGTGGCGATGTTGTCGCCGCCAAGCTCGTTCCCGTCAAAGCCCCTGAATCTCCTGTTTAAGTCAACTTTCATATCTCTTGGTTTTAAATGTTTATTCCCCTGTATAGCCGACAATGATGCCGCCCCTCACGATAAGTCTTATTTTGTCAAGGTCGGGATTCTGGGCGGCACCATCCCCCCAGTTCACACCCTCGTTATACACGTATGTACCGTCGGAATTGCGGCTCTTGATGTACCGGAACCCTTTCGACGCGCAAACGTCACTTGTCAATCCGTTACCGGTATCCCTTACATCTACCGGACCCACAAAGAACCCGGCATAGGTCATACCGCTGGCCGGGTAGGTTAAGGAGCCTATCGACGCGTATATAGCGGCCCCACCGGATGTCGCCCCGACTGATTTTACGCCAAACCGACCACTGGTAGCGCCATTGAAGGCCACGTCCACGACCCCGTCGGTCGAGGAGCTTGAGACCCCCAGTTTCAGGCTTCGGGAGTCGTTACCGAAATAATCGCGGCTTTTCCAATACAAACGGCCGGACTCGATGGTAAAGCCGCCGATCTTACCGCCGCTCGCCTTGACGGTACCGCTGATGTTCGCGTTCCGGGTCTCGATACTCCCGTCCGTGAGGACCTTGAAATAGCCGTTAGCCGTAACAAGCCCCTCCAGTTTGATTTGGTCGGCTTTAATGGTGACACCGGAAACAAGATTGCCGAACTCGTCACGCTTGACATAGACATTCAGTTCCGCCTTCTTTACAAGTCCGTTGCTTGTAACGCCCTCAGCGAACAGCTTGGAGAAATTGGCGGTAGTCACCAATCCGGATTTATTCCGCAATTCCCCGTTCTCATCGAAATGGACAGAAATCAGCCTGTTGTATTTGGCCGTCGTGATAATGGAGGATGCCTCCAGCACATTGCCGTCCTTATCGAAATTCGCCGCCGCGATTCGGATCATCTTCTCCGACTGGTCGAAGAACGTGGCATACTTGTACGCCAGGGCATCCGTCCGGTCTGTCGAGAACACCAACAAGGACACTTGGATAACACCCGTGAACGACAGCTTGAAGTCACCGGTCCCGTTCCACAGCCCGGAATGGTTGAATACCTTCTCCCCACCGACCGGCAAATCACCGTCGTAAGCGAACATGTTGAAATTCTCGTATCCGTTCTTGTTGGAATTGACAAACTCGATACGCAGGTGTCCGGCCTCGATCACCTTGTAATGGAAGGACAGGTAGACATAGCCCGGAATGCGAAGCCCGTCCCCGTTCAACTCCTTGAAATCGGGGATCGTGCGGAAATCCCCGTTCTTCTGCATGATATAACTGTTCGTTATCCTGACGTAAGGAACCTTGCCGGTCTTTATGACCTCCACGTTGCCGTTCTCGCTCGATGCTAACAGTTTGTTACCGGCAAGAATCCACTTGCCGCCGAAAGTCAGGAACGCGGCCTTGTACCCGCTTATCCATTTACTCATCCCCTCGGTAAACGTGGTGTTATCGAAAAAACTCTGCTCCTCCCTTACCTCGTCGCGCAGACCCTCCACGGCTGATTGTATCTTACCCTCCGTAATTTCAAATTTCGTCAGGATATCCTCGCCGGTCATGAGGACGAACGTACCTTTCAAATATACGTTGTCGCCATAGAGACCGTTCCCGTGTGGTTGGCTATTCGCCGGGAAAGCGCTGTCCTTGATACCGTCAAGATTACCCACCCGGCAGCGCAAACAGCCGTTGAAGTTTTTCGCCATCACGCCATCCAGTATGTCAACACGTGGCTGGCCGTCCTCGGTGGCCGATATGCTGATCAGGTTCTGCCGGAGCGGGTTTTCCGTGTTACCCATCAACACGCACTCATCACCCGCCTTCGGTTCCGTCCCGCCAAACTCCCTCTGGGGTACCGTTATCCCTTCCGCGTCGCCTTCCGACACTTCCACCCAGTACCCCCTAATCTCCGCCCCCGTAAAAACGGCACAGCGCATCAGATCATGCGCCACGAACGTGTTCTCCTGCTCAAAGGTGATGCGGTAATTGTTGCCCTCCCTGGTCACGGTCTTGATCTTACCGTTGGCGGCGGAGACAACCAGCTGGCCACCCACGCTACGCACCTTCTCGATCAGCAGTTCCATGGCTACCAGCGTCTGCCGGATGGTCGCCTTGTCTATCGTAAGATTACTCAGCCCCGTTATTTTATCTATCCATAGCTGCCAGCCCTCGCCGAACATACCGTCCACGAAACGGGTACTGCGGAGCAGTTCACGGATGACCGCCGTCAGAAACTCGGCGTTCCCGTCGCCGTCAATATTGCCCCCGGATTCACCGGCTTTGTAATCCCCAAAATAAGCCCCTTTCAGAAAACCGATCACCTCGGCAGCGGTATCCCGATGGCGTTTACTCAGGAATTCCCTTTGGCTTCTTTTTGCCGAGTAAAGATTGTTGTCGGTCGGCAGCGTATTATCGAAGCTCCGGATGATATCGGGAAGCCCGGAACTTTCGGCCTTGGCTTTCGTATAGCTTTTCAATTCCCCTATACTGTCGTTTACCCTGTCAAATTTCGATACCTGCAGGGCGTCGCTGATCTCCAGGTCCATCTCTCCGGGAAGGTTTACCCTGCGGGTGATCTTCGTAATGCGGCTCCTGCGGTAACCGTCTTTCGGGAAATACTCCGAGCTCTCCAATTTTACGCGCCGGCCGACAAACAGATCGGCCTCCTGCCGCTCGATCCACACATGATCGGTCGGAGCCTTGTAAGCGGCGATATCCAGCCAGTGGTCCTTGTTATAGTCATCGACGGCTTTCTGGAACTCCTCCTCTGCCAGCCGGTAATATTTGTCCGGCATCCGGATGTTCCAAAGGACATAGGTGTCCCCGGCCTTCGGGACGAGCTTGCCGCCCGGAAGCTGCGTGTCATCGCCGTAAGGCCAGATCGTGACGATCTCGAACTCACGGGTGACACTATCGAAGTTCACCTCGAAATAATGGTCGTCCCCCTCCCCCAGCCCGGAAAGGTCACCGCTCTGGAAGGAGACGCGTTTCGTCTCACCGGCCAGCTCATAATCGTTAGGATCGAAATCCATCCCGCCGTCCTTGAAGTAATAGACGGTAAAGGCCTTACCTTCCTCGTCCGTCACCTCCTCGCTCCGGACACTGCTTACCGTACCCACCCGCCGGGGATAGATATCGCTGAAGGCGGCCTGCTCGTAATGGTCATAGATACCGTACTCGTCCACACCCACCTCGACGTACTTCTTTTTTCCCGGAAGCATCAGACGAGGGCTACCGTACTTCGCCGCGTCGATGTTCCGGCTGCTGCCGATCGGAAAAAGACGCGTGTAGAACTTCGCCGTGTTGCCCGTATCCCGTTCCAGGGAGGTAAGCCCCTTGCCGTATCCCAGCGTGATCTCCTCTCCGTGTTCGCAGCGGCACACGTTCACCGTCTGCCCCTCGACCCACCACTCGGCCTTGCCTCCCACCTTGCCGGCGATCTCCTTCAGGGCCTGGTCGCAATACATGCCCTCATAGTCAATCACGATAAGGTCGGTACCATCAACCTGCCCCACTTTCCAGTCGGTAATGTTACCCATGCCGTCGTTGATGGCCTTCACCACCATCGCCACATGGTCCCGCGGCGTGGCCGTCAATGTAAACAGGGGATTGGTGTCGCCATCGGTAGTTTCCAGTACGAGAAAACGCCTGATCAGGCTCTCGATACCGTACAGCTTCAGGTCATATTCCCACTCGCTCCCGCTTTTCTCTTTCGGGGTGTACCGCTCGGTCAGCCAGTACCGCTCGCCCATGTAGTCCGTGAAGTCACCCACGTCAAGGGGGATATGGGCATAATGCGTGAAGGAGAGCGCCAGCACGTTGTCGCCCTGCACCTCCTTGCTCTGCGTCGAACTGTCGCTTGCTGCCACGTCCGCACGCTTGGCCCCGGCTTTATCGTATATCGTCAGAAGCATATTCGAATCGTCTTTGAATGGTTATATAATCGGTACCGGCTCGCGGAACTTCACCTTGAATTTCCCGGCGTGGACCCCTTCCTGCCACAAATAGGTCAGCGGGGTGAACTTCGGACTGTCCGTATATCTCACACGCAGTGTCAGATCAAGCTGGGGAAACGCGATGTCGAGCCACCCGTCCTTCCCCTTCTTCAGAAAATTGATGAACGCGAAATATTTCCGCAGCCATCCCGCCTTTGTCTTGTTATACAGGGCAAAGTGCAGCGTCACGTCACGCGCCTCGTTCCTCGGGGTAAGGACCGCGCTGTATTTCTCCCCGTCCTCCTCCCGTATGTCCACGGCCGTCTCCTTCTTCGTCTTGCTCGGGGTCAGGATCGCCGAGAGGTTATCCATGCCCCTGCGCCGGTCCTCCACCAGAAACACGCCGTATTCCGTCCAGATGTCCGTGCCGTTCACCAGCACCAGCCCGCCCAATATATCTGCCATGTCATTTCACTTTTAGTCCGTCACGTATCATTTTCTTTATCTCATCCTTTATCTCGCCCAGGTGGCCGGCACTTACGCCCGTATTCTCGGCGATCCGTGCCAGGTGGCCCTCGGCCGTGTCCATCTTCTCCGACACGCTCTCCAGCCGGTCGTCCATACTCGACCAATGTTGCAAACCGCCGGTAAACATCCCCTCCAGCTTCGAGCCCTGGTCATACGTCATGGCCGTGTAGCCGCCCGCTTTCGCGCTCTGGCTCGTACCACCTTGCTGCGTCTTGTCATAACCGGTGGCTGCCGCCAGTTTGTCGCGCAGGTCCACCGCCTCTTCCACATACTGCAAGTATTCGTCGGCCAAAGCCTTCCGTTCCGCTTCCGTCAGGTCGTTGTCTTCCATCGCCTTGCCGAACCGTTCCCACCAGCCCTTCAACTTCTCGCTATACATCTCCCCTATCTTGTTGCTCAGCATCGCCCGCATGAAATATTCCGAGATATCATCGGCCGCCTCCTTCGCGCCATACTTCATGTCCATCAGGTTATCGATAAAGCTGCCGTACATGCCATCGAACGAAATGCCGGTAAGCCCTTCGTACAGCTGGTCGGTCAGTTCCTCCAGCTTTCCGGCCTGGTCTATGTAGTCATCCAGTTTCTCGGTAAGCCGCCCGCCGTAACCGCCCTTACCCGTGTCCTGTATCTGTGTCCACATGTCCACGTTGCTTCTGAGAGCCTTCATCTCCTCCGGGCTCAGGCTCCACAGGTTCCCGTCCCACTGGCGGCCGATCTGTCCGCTCAGTTTGTCAATCTGTGACTGGCTGAAACCATCCCAGTAATAGTTCCAAGAGCGGTGGCTGCCGTGGTAACCGGCCTGCGCCATCGCCATCTGCAGGTAGTTCGAACTCGTCTCTTGCTGCATCCGGTAAGCGTCGCGGTAAGCGGCTACGGATTTGGTACCCTTGCTCTGTTTGATGGTATCGGTCAAGTCCTCGATGGAAGTCTGAAGCATTTCGTTCCGGCTGGTCAGCCGGTCCATCGTGGCCTGCACCTCTTTCGCGTTGCTTCCGTTCCAATTGATGGTGCCGCCCAAACTGAACAATGTCTTCACCGCGCCGCTTACCGCCTTGATACCGCCGGTAATGACGCTCATCGGTTTGGTCAGGTCGATGCTTTCCAGACCGTCCAGCGTCTGCCCTAAACCTTCCAGGTATTCGCCCATCCATTCCGGCGGATCGATACCGAACTGTTCCACCAGTCCCAGAAGGTCCTCTGCCGCTCCCACGTATTCCTTCACTTGCCCCACGCTGCCGTGCAGGGCATCCGTGGCCTCGGCCAGTGCCCTCTGCCTCGCGTTCCGGGCGGCATCCAGCGCGGCCCGGGCATTCTTCCGCTCGGCTTCAGTCCCTTCTTCCACGGCCTTGTTATAGGCTTCCTGGGCCTCCTTGACGGATAAGGTCGTGGATTTTACCCGAGACATGGATGATTCCAATGCCGCAAAGGGATCGCGCTCGCTAAGTTTCTTGTCGATGGCGTCAATGGCACGTACCAGGTCTTTCAGGCTGTCCGGCTGCAAGTCCTTCTGGGTATCGATATATTCCTTCAAACGGGTACGGAGGGATTGGAGGCTTTCGGAGGATACCTTGTCGAGGTCCCCGAAGACGGCTTCCCAGTCCAGCCCATCCTTCAGTTCCTCCATGTCAAGGTCTGCCACCTTTTTCTTCAATTCTTCCTGAAGTGTTTTTTGTTCGCCCTCAGTGGTGGCTTCTGCGATACGTTTTTCATACTCCCGCGTGATAGCCAGTTTCTTTTCCTCGTAGTTGCCATATTCCGACAGGTAATCACGCATGGCCCGGGCTTCTTTTTCCATATCTTCCTCCAAGGTGGCCGTAATGGCAGCGCTCCGGTTCTTGTCGTTGGAGCCCCGAGCGGCAACAAGGGCATCCGTCTGGTCCGGGGTCAATCCGTTGCCGCCGGTGGATATGCCGGCCTCCTTGTTCTCACGCTTCCAGTCTGCTTCCTGCCGGTTTATCTCTTCTTTCCGGGCGTTATAGTCATATTCGATTTGTGCCAGTTTCTTTTCGGTACCGGCTTGCATGCGGTCTATCTCTTCCTTCCGGTTCTCGGCCTGCAGGGCGGCAAGATCCTGCGCCAGCCTGCGCTCTGTGGCAAGCCGTTGCCTGGCTTCCGCTTCCGGATCCTGTCCGGACTGTTTGGGGTCGGTATGTCCGCCGATATTCCCTTTTTTGGCAGCTTCCGCGGCTCTTTTTGCCTCTTCCCTGGCTTTTGTCAGGTAAGCCTCGCGTCTCGCCTCTGCCTCCTTGATTTTCGCATTTTTGTTAGCCTCATTCTCCTTGTCCACTTCCGCATCCATTTCTTGTGGGGTAAGCCCGACATGATGGGCTCCCATTTTGGCCATAAAGCGGAAAAAACCACCATGTGCGCCCTCCACTTCGTCCGGATTCTGGGCTTTGATTTTATTCACCTCCTCATCCGCTTCTGCAGCTTTGTTGACAAGGTTCTGGACATTGGCCTGATGCAGCAGGACCTGTACATAGTCCTCGCTCTTTTGGATAAGGGTATCATACCACTCGGAAAGTGTTTTATAATACCCGAAAGATTCCCCGTACTTGCGGTTCAGCTCCTCCACCTTCGCCTTTTCCTGTTCCTTGCTTCCGGTGAAGTTCTTTATCTCATCGATGACCGATTTAAGTTCGAAGCGGGTACGCACCATCTGGGCACGGCCGTCCTTCTCTATCTCGGTCATTTCCTTGAGTGAGATGTTGAATTCATCCACGCCTTTCTTGGCACGGAACAAATCCTTCGTCCACTCCACGATCTCGTCACCGTACATCACAAGCAGCATGATGCCGGTGGTCATGGCTGTCTGCCAGGAAAAGAGCGAGGACAGAACCTGTTTCCATACCGGCGTGCCTTTCTTGCCGGACTTCTGCAGCTCATCGTATTCCTTGCGGGCACGGGCCAGTTCGTCCGTAAAAATCGGCAGGTTGTTGGATATGGCCAGGAAGAACATCTGCGGCCCCATGGCCAAGGAGGGCATCTCACGAGCCATCTGCTGGATGCTGTTGTGAAGCCCACCCAACTGGCGCTGCGCATTGGGTACATCTGCAGGGGTGACCTGTACGGATTCCGATTCCTCCTGCAGCAGTTTCAACTTGCCGCGCAATTCCTCAAGCTGCTTCTCCAGCGCGTGGATCTGCGCGATATTGGCACTCTGGTCCAGATTGGGGGCAGCCGTATCCCCGGCAAGGCGCAGCCTCTCCAGTTCAGCCTCCAGCAGTCTGACGGTATTACGCAGTTCCAGTGCCTCGCGCTCGGCCTTGTTCATGCCGGGCGTGAGGTTGTCCTTCATCAAAAATTCAACTTCTACAGGTTTCATTCCAGTCTGCTTTGAAAAAATCCTACAATATCGTCCGCCTCGTCCTCCGCGCTACGGTCCGTTCTCCGGCTGCCTTCACCGCCGCCTTTCTTCCGCCTCATATACCGGGGCGCGTCGCTCAGCATCATGATCAGCGTCTGGTAATTCACCCCGTCAAGGATGTAATCCACGCTCCAGCCGGTCGCCGATGCAATCTGCCATATAAATCCGAAGGGGCTATGGGAACCTTCATACCGGGTCCTTAACTCCCCCTCCCCACCTGGCTCAGTCTCGGCTTCATCGGGTTCGCCCGATCCACCGATCTGATAATACGCGTAAAATCCTTCGTGCCCATCAGACGCTCGAACATATGGAAAGCGGCCACCAGGAACCTCCAATCGACAAGCTCCCGAAGTATCCATGCCGTCAGTCCTATGCCTACACGCCGGGCCACGCAGCCCCGGCACACCGTATAAGCCAACATCCGGCTGATGCCTTTTCCGTACTTTGCCACAAAGGCCATTTCCTCCGCCTTGTCCTTCGGTTTCCAGCCGGGTGCCACACCCAGTTTCAGATACTCCCTGGCCAGCAGTATCTGACCCCGAAGCCGGGGACGCTTCATCGTCACACGCAGTTCCAAGGGACGCTTCTTAAAGGGGACGCTCCACCTTTTAAGAGGAACGGACACGCCACCGTCCAGCAACGCATCCGCACACTCCATTTCTATCAGTTGCTCCAACCGGTCGTCCATACGCTAACCCTCCCCGTCCGAGGTCCGTACTTCCGCAGCGACCGCGGCTTCCGCCGCCGGTAGCTTGTACTGTTTCCACTCATCGGGAAGGGATTCAGTGTCAAACACACCGTAAGGCTGCGAACCGTCTTCCGGCATCGCCACCTCCAACGTACACTCGATCTTCGCCGTTTCTGTCAGGGTCAGCTTGCCGCCCAAATTGGAGAGCAGTGTCGCGTTGGGCATCAGGATGCTCTTCCCGGACACAAGGGCAAGTTCCCAGGGACCCTGCATCACCATCGCGGTCGAGGGAGCCGTCCAGCCCACCGGGGTTTTCTTTTCCGTGTCCTCTTTTTTGTAATGAAGAGAACCGCCCAGCAGTTTGTGCAGGTTATCAAAGTCCATCTGGATCACATTGAACGTCGGCGCTATGCTACCGTTCGACTGGGCTATGACCAGTACCGGGGCACCGGGCACCTGTTCCGCCTCGATTTTCGCCGCCTCAGGTTTCTGGCCGCCCAAGTCAAAGGAGCCTTTCTCGATATAGCCCACGACAAAATCCTTATATTTCACGGCACCGATGCCGTACATGAAATTCTTATCCGCCATCTTTCTTTTGTTTTTGAATTAATATTACCGCTAAAACGCATATCAGTATTCCAGCCCCGAAACCATATAAGAAGATTTGAACGGGGTTCGAACGCTGTTTTATCTCCGCTTCGTACAAATCCGCCATTTCCTCCCAGGCCTTCCTGTACGTCTCGGACCTGCCCGCATAATACTCGACCATGATTTGCAGACTATCGCAGCTCGCATGCACGGCGATCACGTCTCCGTCGCGGCTTACCGACACGTTCGCCTGCCCGCTCTTTCCGCTATACGATGCTTCGGGGGGTAGTTTCATCAAACTGTCAGCCGGTATCGCCAGCCGTACCTCCGACTTCGGGACCGCCTCCGTCCGTACAAGGAGGACTTCTTTGGCCATACTGTCCACCGCCATCCGATTCGCCTCCGTCCGGGAGGTCTCCTTCACTGTCTTTCGGGTGCTCACGCAACCGGAAAAGCACAGGACAAGCATCAGAATGCTTGCAATTGCCGGCATCACCGATAGCCTTGCGAAGCCGGGCCATCTCGCGCTTGGTAGACCCAAACTCCTTCTTGGTCGCACGCAGTTCTTCCCGGGTCTCATTCAATTCCTTCTTTAATGGTTCAACAATATTATCTATCAATATCCGGGTGGCTTGCTCAGTGTTGTCAATCCGGACCGTCTCGGCTTCGGCCCTCGCCTTCTCCGCCTCGGCATTCGCCTTGCGGACAGTCGCCTTCAGCGTGAGAAGCCCGATGACAGCCGCCAATAAACCGCCGCCCAGTACCAGGTTGAGTATTTCACTAAGCCCCATCTCTGATACCTGTTTATGCCTTGCTTTCCGATTTCTTGACTATAAGGCCGATAAGCCATTGCACCAGTCCCGTGTCCGCGACCCCGTTCGCGACAAGGGACGCACCGAAACCGTAAAGCAGGGCTATATACCACTGGACATCCGACACGAATCCGGCATCCAGCCACCACAGTAACATGGCGCCTGCAATACCGACGCACCAGCTGACAATCTGGGTAACCAACCCGTTCATTTTCGGAAACAGGGACTTGATCCCTTCCGTCAGCAACACCACCATACCGGAAAAACCGGCGAAAGTGGCGATCATGCCGTCATAGTCCACAGCGGTGGATACATCGCCCGTCTCGGCAAACACGGCTGACACAGAGCAAAGCATCAGCGCAAAAAACAAAATCAACTTTTTCATTTCTTTCTTCTTTTTATTGGTTAATACCGATCTCTTTAAGCCATTTCTGTACGTCAAAGCTGGGGCAGGCTTTCGCCGTCAACTCATTGTGTCCTACAATGCGAACGTCAGGAAAACGCCGATGGAAGTCCTTCACATACTTCTCCAATGCCTTTTTCTGGCAACCGGTGCGGGTGTCCTTCGGGGTCTTGCCGTCTTTCTCCACGCCTCCGGCATACACGATGTGACGGCTTACACTGTTATATCCCTTGGCACCGTTGGTCACTTCCCAAGGGTCCACCTGTGCATCCTCATTGTTTTCTACCAGACGTTCCACGCCTCCGTTCAGGTGGAACAGGTCGGTGTAACCCACCTGTTTCCAGCCACGGCCACCCTCGCTTACCGGGGCGGTGTGCCAACGGCGGATGTCCGCCGATGACACCTCACGGCCCTCCGCCGTGGCCGTGCAATGGATGACAAGGTATTTCAACTTGGCCATCACCCCTCTCCTCCTTGTTTTTTGGCGGTCAAAGTGATTTTGGCCGTCTTACTGCGGTCGGCATCAAGGGTGACGGTGATCGTACCGGTCTTGTCGTTGCCGGTCGTGTTCGGATCAGCCGTAACGGTCAGGCCCCCGTCCGTTTCCACCATCTTAAAGCCCGCCGGAACCGCACTTGCCCCCCACTCACCGGAAGCCGTTACCGTAACCTTCTGCGTGCCGCCGGTACTCTCAAACGTGAGGGTGGCCGGTTTCACGGAAATGGTTTTCTCCGCGGCCTTGAACACGGGGTTGGTACGGGTATCCAGCACGACAGCCTCCTCGCCGAAAGCGATGTTCGTGTCCGCCTTCATCAGCAATTTGAAAAAATACAGCTCACTGGCATTGGACACCTTGTCGATCTGGATCACGTCCTCGTCATCCTGCAAGTTGACAGCGGCGAAGAAATTGCCGTCCGCGCCCATCGAGCAGAGGGTGGTCACGATCAGATCGTCCGGCCACGCGGAGAGCGTCTCGATGGTGATGCCCTTGTAACGCTTGCTGTTCACGTCCGTCTCGCTGGCGTTCTTGGCCTCCCGCTCGGTCAACTCATCGTCGTACTTGTCAAAATCGTTAACGCTCATGATAATGCGCAGGTTCGGATTGTTACGGATGGCCACGGGGATAGCCTTACGCACGGCCTTCAACTTCTCCAGCATGGTCGCCGGCTTACCCGATACGATGATAAGCTCGGTATCTTTCGTCATCTGTGTCAGGATACCGTTCATCAGATGGTCGTCGTCATCCCCATACGTGCCGTTGATAAAATGGTCACCCAGCTCGAACTTCACCTGCTTGGTCAGCTCGGCCAGCAGGGCGTTCTGTCCTTCAGGGGGCAGTTCGGCGAACACGAGGTTACCCTTAGGCTGCCACTTGCGCCAAATCTGCTCGAAGGCGCGAGGATTGAACACGGTAAAGGCCATGAAGTCCACCGGGTCAAGGGATTTCTCCGAATAGTTGAAATTCCCCTTGGAATCCTTGATGTCCGGGTGTTCCTTACGTTTCTGCAACATCTTGCCGCTTTTAAGGCGCGGCAGGCTAATTTTTTTCTCCACGCCGGGAATGACCATGATCAGCCCCTTCTCGACGATCTCGTTCCCCGTGGCGGCAAGCGTCAGGATCTGCTCCAGTACCTCGCCGTTGTAATTGGTGTTCTTTACTACTATTGCCATTGTTTATCGGTTTAGTTTGTTCTTGATTTCCGACATGCGCTTGTCCCACGGGCTTTCGCCTCCCACTTCCACGCGCAGGTCAGTGGTCACTCTCTTTTTCGGTTTCAGGTTCTGCAGGGCTTTCTCCCCGTTCTCACGGTCAGAGCTAAGCAGGTTCTCATACACCGGACGCGTGGTCGCGTCGATACGGCCGTCGGCCTCGGCATCGTCCAGCAATTTTTTCCTTGCCGCCTCGTCCTCCTCCTTGGCCTTGTCCGTAAAAACCTTGTTCTCTTTTTTCAACCTGTCCACCTCGGCTGTCAGGCCGGGAACCTTTCCCGCCTCCTCCTCGAGCGCGTCCATCACGCGGAACACGTCCGAGTCCGTCGCGCAATCCTTGAAGCGCGGACGTTTCTTTACTTCTTCTAAATTCATTTGGGTATCGTTTAATGGCTGTTCAAGCCGGTTGTTGAATATGCGATAAACCTGTTCGGGCGTACTGTCCTCCGGTACGGGATCGGCATCATAAACCCCGTCGATAAAACCCAGCGCGAGGGCCTCGTCCGCCTTCAGCCAGTGGTCGGCATCGTCAAAGTAACGCGCCCGGATATCCTCCACGCTGGTGCCCAGTTTCGGGGCGTACATCTCACAGAGGGTGTTTTCCAACGCCTCCACCTCTTCCAAACAGCGCCTGAGTTCCGTCTTGTTGCCGTAACAACCTCCAGAAACGCTGTGCAGCATCAGTCTCGCGTACTTGCTCATCTCGACGGGCTTTCCGCACAGGGCGATCACGCTGGCCATGCTGGCGGCGATGCCGTCCACATAAATATGGATATCCGCCTTGCTGCCGCGCAGGGCGTTGAAGATGGCAATACCTGTATAGACATCGCCACCGTTGCTGTTTATCCTGACATCGATCCTTTTTCCCGATGCCTCCGCCTCCATGAGCTCGCGAACTATGGCAGCCGCCGTGACATCGCTGTATTCGCCGATGTCACCGTACAAAAGGATGCAGCAGGCGTCCTCACCGGGTATCACATTAAAAAAACGGTTCATTTCTCTATATCGCTTAGGGCGGGTTCCCGCCGTGTTTACGGTGCAAAAATGATGGTATTTAGGGGATCAGGCAAATCGGTTTTTTATCATACACGGCTTATAATGTTATCATTACGCTATAAAGTTGTATCATGCGGCAAGTTTTTTCCCGAACGTCGTTTTTTAGCCACCTTTGTCTGAAAAAAAGACACTATGGCGGATAAAATGACTACCGGACAGCGCAAGGAATGGGCGAAACTGCTCTTCGTAAAGGAAAACCTCACGCAGGCGGAAATCGCCGAGCGGGTGGGGGTGTCGCGCGTCACCGTGAACAAATGGATCAACGCAGAAAACTGGGAACACCTGAAGGTATCGGTCACGATCACCAAGGAGGAACAACTAAAGAACCTGTACCGACAACTGGCCGAGCTCAACGGCAAGATCGCCCAGCGGGAACAGGGACAGCGGTTTCCCAACGCCGCGGAAGCGGATACCATCTCCAAGCTGGCGAACGCCATCAAGAAGATGGAAACGGAGGTCGGACTGGCGGATATCACGTCCGTGTTCGCCGACCTGCTCAAATGGTTGCGTACCTACGACGCGGAGCAGGCCAAACAGGTCTGCCCGCTGCTGGACGCTTTTGTCAAATCAAAACTCGCATAGGACATGGCAAAGAAAAGGCTTACACCACAGGACCGGATGGCGTTGGAAGGGTGGAACGAACTGGTCGCTTCCATCCGGGAAAGCTCGGACATCAACCCGGCGGATTCCACCGCCGAGATCGAGGCCAGAAAAAAAGGGCTGGAGGCGGACGACGAGGCATGGTTCCGCTACTACTTCGCACAGTATTACACCTGCGAGCCCGCCGACTTCCACAAAAAGGCGACACGGCGCATGATGGCGCATGAAAGATGGTACGAGGTCAGGGCCTGGTCACGAGAGCTGGCCAAGTCCGCACGCGCCATGATGGAGATCATCAAGCTGGCGCTGACCCGCCGGGTGCGCAACGTGCTGCTCATCTCCAACTCGCAGGACAACGCCCAGCGTCTGCTCCTGCCCTTCATGGCCAATCTCGAGGAGAACCAGCGTATCATACAGGACTACGGGACGCAGAAAAAGCCGGGCGCGTGGGAAACAGGGGAATTTACCTGCCAGTCGGGATGTTCCTTCCGCGCCATCGGAGCCGGGCAGTCGCCCCGTGGTACACGTAACAAGAACTTCCGCCCGGACTGCATCCTGATTGACGATATAGACACCGACGAGGAATGCCGCAACCCGGAACGCATCAAGGCCAAATGGAAGTGGCTGGAAGAGGCACTGATACCGACCATGTCCGTATCCGGACATTACCGGGTGCTGTTCAACGGGAACATCATCGCGGCGGACTGCTGTATCACACGCGCCATCGAAAAGGCGGAGGAACTGAAGGCGAAGGGCATCGGGCATGTGGATATCATCAACATACGGGGTAAAAACGGCGTATCCTCATGGCCCGAGAAGAACTCGGAAGAGGACATCGACCTGTTCCTATCCCTGGTCAGCGCGTCCGCCGCCCAGAAGGAGTTTTTCAACAACCCGGTGGCCGACGGCGAGGTGTTCCAGGAGATCGCCTACGGGAAAGTGCCCGCCCTCTCCAAATTCAAGTTCCTCGTCATCTACGGCGACCCCGCGCCGGGCGAGAACAAAAGCAAGAAGAGCTCCACAAAGGCGCTCTGCCTTTTGGGGAAGATAAGCGGACGGTTATACGTCATCAAGGCATTTCTCGACCGGGGATTGAACGCGGAGTTCATCCAGTGGTACGTGCAACTACTGGACTTCGTAGGCGGACGATGCCCCGTGTACTGTTACATGGAGAACAACAAGCTGCAGGACCCCTTCTTCCAGCAGGTGTTCCAACCACTTGTCAGAAAGGTGCGCCGCGAGCAGGGCGTGGAACTCTACATCAGAGGCGACGAGGATAAGAAAACGGACAAGGCCACCCGTATCGAAGCCAACCTCGAACCGCTCAACCGGGAAGGGAACCTCATTTTTAACGAGGCGGAGCGGGACAACCCGCACATGAAGCGGCTGGCAGACCAGTTCCGGCTCTTCAACCTACAGCTTACATATCCCGCCGACGGGCCGGACTGCGTGGAAGGCGGGAACCGTATCATAGACCGTAAACAGCGCGACATGGAACCGGCAAAGAAGATCGCCCGAAGCGTGTTGCGCAAAAATAACAAGTACAGACAATGAGCCAATTTATCGAACTGACAGATTATGACGCCAGTATCCACCGCGAGATACTGGACGCGCTGACACGCGAGGACGAGTCCATCGTGGAGATATGCGAGGACCGTACGCTGGCCGAAATGAGGGGATACCTCTCACGGCGGTATGACTGCGACCGCCTGTTCGCCGCGACCGGTCAGGAACGCAACCAGCTGGTGCTGATGATGGCCGTGGACATCACGGTATACCACATCTTCTGCATCCACAACCCGCGCAACATGTCCTCCGTCCGAAAAGACCGCTACGACCGGGCAAAGGAATGGCTGGAGGCGGTGGCGGACGGGAACATCAGCATCGACGGCGCGCCGCTGCTGCCGCAGGAAGAACGCCGGACACGCTCCGGCTTTATCATAAAAAGCAACCGCAAACGTTCAAACCATTTTTAAGCTATGGGAAGAAGAAAGAAACAGACAGGGCGCATCACCGTAGGCGGGAACTTGCGCCGGCCGGGCATCACGGGCACGCAGACCATCGTACTCACGCAGCCCAGACGTTTCGGCATCGACATCGCCGACATGACGGCGGCCATCCACGCCTTCGAAAACGTGGACTACTCACGCCGGTTCAAACTGTACGACCTGTACAGCGACATACTGATGGACACGCACCTGTCCAGCGTCATCGACAAAAGGGTCGAGGCCGTGCTGGCACTGGACATAGAGTTCCAGCGCGACGGGAAACCGGACGAGCGCATAAACGAGCAGTTGCAGTCGCCGTGGTTCCGGCGCTGCATCGAGGATATCCTTGCCGCCCGCTGGTGGGGATTCTCGCTCATGCAGTTCTACCGCGAAGGGCCGTGGATCAACTACGACCTGATCCCCCGAAAGCACGCCGACCCCGTGCGCCGCCTCATATTACGCCACCAGACGGACATCACGGGAACCCCGTGGGATGAATACCCCGACCTGCTCTTTGTCGGGGACAAGGACGATATGGGGCTATTGGCAAAGGCCGCGCCGTGGGTCATCTACAAACGTAACGACATGGCCGACTGGGCGCAGTTCGCCGAAGTCTTCGGGATGCCCATACAGGAGTACACCTACGAGACGGACGACGACGAGGCACGCCAGCGTGCCATCGAGGACGCGACGGGCATCGGATCATTGGGCGTGTTCATTCATGGCAAGGACACGGAACTGAACCTCAGGGAAGCGGGAAACAAGAGCGGATCGGCAGACCTATACGACAAACTCTGCGAGCGTTGCAACAGCGAAATATCGAAACTGGTACTGGGCAACACGCTGACCACGGAAGCCTCCAAGACCGGGACACAGGCCCTGGGCACGGTGCACAAGAAGGTGGAGGACAAAAAGCTGAAGTCGGATTGCCGTTTCCTGCTGAACGTGCTTAACTACGACATGACCGACATCTTCCAGAGGGTGGGTATCGATACGGCAGGCGGAAAATTTTGTTTTCCCGAGCAGAAGGAAACGGACACGAATACCGAAATGACTGTCCTCTCCACCCTGAAAAGGGACTTCAACCTGCCCATCGATGACGATTTTCTCTACGAAAAGTTCGGCATAGAGAAACCGAAGAACTACAAGCGGCTGAAAGCGGAAGCCGCCCAAAAGACACAAACACCGGCCTCGCCCGTTCCGCCGGAAGGCAAAAAAGAAAAGCCCGAGGAAAAGCCGGACAAAGAGGATGAAGCCCCCACGGGGAGACAGAAAAGGAACTTCATGGCGTGGCTAAAGAGTTTTTTCGACCACGCCCCGCACAAAGACGGGGCGGCTTTAAACTGGTAGTCGACACTCTTTATCGGAATGCCGCAGGCGAGGTATCCTCCGGTTTCACTTTTGACCGGGACGTACTGGAGGCGTTCGTGCGCCGCATCTACGAAAAGGACTTCCACCCCATGACGGACATCGAGCTTCAGATGTTCCGTGCCGTCTGGGATACGCTCGACATCGCCACCGACAAAGGGTTCGGAAAGCGTCCGGCAGATGATCCGGATCATGACTTCTACGAGGAACTGAAACGAAACAACGCCGTGTTCGCCGCCTTCAAGGTACACCGGATGCAGAACGACATGGCCGCGCTGCTGCTCGATTCGAACGGCGTTTTAAAACCGTTCGAACGGTGGGCGAAAGAGGTCATGCCCATCGCGGACCATCAAATCTACCAGTGGCTGGAGACCGAATACGATACGGCGATAATCCGGGCGCACCAGGCCGCCGACTGGCGACAGTTCGAGCGTGAGAAGGACGTGCTGCCCAACCTGAAATGGATGCCGTCCACCTCCCTGCATCCGGGAGCCGACCACCGCCGGTTCTGGGGAACGATACGGCCCATCGATGATCCGTTTTGGAATAACCACCGGCCGGGCGACCGCTGGAACTGCAAATGTTCCCTCTCATCCACGGACGAGGAGCCTACCCCCCTACCCGACTTCGATCCCGCCGACAAACCGCAGGACGGGCTGGAGAACAATCCGGGCAAGGACGCCAGACTGTTCTCGGACAAGCATCCGTATGTAGTCAACGCCCATCCGGGAGCTGGGGAAGCGGTGGAAAAACTCATGGAAGAAATTGAAGACAAGGAACGGATGAGAAGGCAACGCGCGGAAATTAAGGAACAAGCAAGGTTCTTAACATCCCGGACGCTTCATAACAATGATTTTGGAAAGGATATCGTTGTCAGCATGGCAAGTATCAAGGAGTGGCTTAACCAGCCCCATAAATGGATTACGGAGAAAAACGCCTTGCTGCCGGTAATTGAAAATGTCATCGCGGAATCAAATTATATAGGATACGGGCCGGACAAACATGACCCGGACATTACAATGCACCTGTTCGAAATCACCATACACGGGGAGAAGAGCTGGGTTATCGTAAGAGAGCTGATCGATGGAAGTGTCAAATTGCACAGTGTGTCTGACAGCGATAACATTTTAAAATATTTATCCAACAAAAAAGGATAACCTGAAAGCAGCATCCTTGGAACTGCAATCCAAGGCCACGCTTTTTAAGCTATCCCTTCTGTGGCAAAAATACAAATTAATCTGCAATGTACAAACCTATGACATCATTTTTGTTCCTTGGAAAAAAGTTCCGTCATGCAGGCTTCATCAGGAAAGTGGATGGAAAGCTGGCGTTTGTCCCCTTGGCCGCGCAACTCGGTACGGCGGTCCTCAAACCGTGCCTGTATTTCCTTCATGACGAAAAGCCGGTGGTTCATGTACCACTGCCCTTTCCAGTTGCAGAAAGATTGGGGATAATTGCCTTTCAGACCATAGAAAGAGTGCATGGACTTTCCGAACGCCTTGCAGTATTCAGTACAACTTACCCACTGCTCGCCACTCAGACGGAACAGGCTACTGTCATTCACTATCAGTTCGCCCCGGGCTATACGGTCAAGGAAATCATCCACTTCCCATGCATATTCAGGACTGAGCCACTGGAAGAATCGTCTCGCCACTCGTGTATCTGTAGCCCATGTTCCTTGTTCGTATTCAGAGGTGTTTCCTTTACGAATAATAATAGGCTCAATTTGTGTTTCGAATATTTTCGATTCACTTTCTTGAGTGTTTCGAATATCTTCACCACACTTCATTCTCTTTCTTGCTACTTCGAGATACTCTTGTGCCGATTTGGTCTTCAACCAGTCGTCAGGTTTCTTACCGAATTGCTGTGCGATACGTGTAAGGTTAATCCAGCATTTGTCACCGTGACGCTCAAAGATCAGGTCTTTGCCGTCCACTCTTGCGAGTTCAATCAAATTCTTTTCGACAGTCATACTTCCAAAAGAATTGCGATAAAAGAAAAAGCCCCCGTAGGTGTGACTGTCACTACATACGTTGGGCGTAGGGAGTCGCCGGTCCTTTCGTTCCGGCCACCATAGGGGCCATTCTTTGTATCTTGTTCAAAATAAAACTCGGAATCTTTATTTTGCCCGAAAATGATATGGGTAACAGTCGCCAGTAAAAGTACTGGCAATTATTCAAACTACCAAATTATGGATATAAAAGATTTTTCAGCCTTGCTCAAGGCCAAGCGGAAGGAACTGGACACGCTCATGCGACGCGAGCTGCCCGTCAAGGTGGGACGCATGGCCAAAGACCATTACCAGGACAACTTCCGCAAGGGAGGCTTTGTCAATGGCGGCCTGCGGCGCTGGCCGGTGACAAAACGCCAGCGGTCCGGCTCCAAGTCTGCGGCGGCAGGTTACGGCCCGCTGCTCTCACGACGCAACCATCTGTTCTCATCCGTCAAATATACGCCGGGAGACTACCGCGTCAGGGTGGCCAACGACGTGGAATACGCCCCGCCGCATAACTGGGGAGGCGAGACGCGTCCGACCGTGACACCCCGGATGCGGAAGTTCGCGTGGGCGATGTATTACAAGGCGGCAGGCATACGAAAAAAGGCCGCCAAGAGTAAAAGAAAGGGGAAAACAAGGCAACGGGAACTGCCGCCGGAAGCCGGTATGTGGAAAGGGCTCGCCCTTACCCGGAAGAAAAAGCTGAAGGTAAAAATCCCCCAACGCCAGTTTATCGGTGAAAGCACGGAATTGAACAAACAAATCGGGCAAACCGTCGAAACGGAAATAAGGAACATTTTAAAATAAACAACATGGAGGAACTGTACATCGCAATCCTGAAAAGGATAGAAAATGAAATGCCGGAAATAGCCTACATCGACGAGGACTACGGCCAACTGGAAGGAATGGATTCGGAAAACGAGGATTTTTATCCGGTGACGTTTCCATGCGTACTGGTGGGAAATACCGAGGCGGACTGGAAAGACATCGGAATGGGGACGCAGGCGGGGGAAATAACATTGACCGTCCGGCTGGGCATCGACTGTTACCACGATACCCACATCGGAAGCGGAACGACCGGGCGTATCAAGGAGCGCATGGAAATGGCCGGGAAACTATACCGGACACTGCAAAACTTCCAGTTCTGCCGGAACATGGACGAACTGGTCAGAGTCAAAAGCCGGGATTATACCCTGCCCGGAAACATCAAGGTGTATGAATTTGTGTTCTCGTTCAGCTATCGCGATGAATCCGCGCTATTGGATAGCCGGCATCGTCCGTGAACAGGGAAAGCTGTTTGAAGGTCAGGCGGGGCGCACGGACTTTGGGGACCGGGTGGATATCCGGATCGACCTTGCTGCGTTCGCGGATAATGGCCATGATGCGCTCCTCCGACAAAAAGAACTCCTCGGAAAGGATCTTTAGGGCACGGTCGAAGCGGACGCTCTGCGCCTCCGTCCAATAATAGTAGCGGCGGCACAGGGCTTCATCCCGTTTTCTGATCAGCTGTTTGTCTCGTCCTTTGGCCATAGAATCAATGTATTTAATACAAAAGTACAGTTTTATGCCGTATTTTACGGCGGCATCGGCTTTTAAGTTTGTTTGGACAGACGGTTTTTAAGTTTGTTTAAACCAGCCATCCTAAAAAACAATCGGCGGGACAGCTTTTTGTACTTCCCGCCGATTGATAATTATCATCCGGTTATTTTGTCGATTCCAACTGTTGCAATCGTTTCAAGTGGTAAACCACCGCCCCGAAAAATTCAAGGCTTCTCTCACTTTGCCGCTTTCTGGCTCTGCCTCTCAACCTTGGGATTTGTTCCTTGATAATTTCCATCGTTCCTTCGGCATCTTTGACGCATTGTGCCACACTGGGAACCAGTCCTAAATCTTTCATGTTCATAATTCAATCCTCTATTATATCGTTGCTTTGCAATAAACGTTTCATGCTCCTGTCCCTTTCCGCTTTGCTGGGGTAATAATCGCCGTATCTTTTCCAGCTATGCGGATTGACTTCACTTTTGAATTTTATGCATGGAGAAGGATAATCCATCCGGCGAAGTATGGTATAACCTGCCTTGCATAATTTGGCTTGATCCGTCGCATTCATATTCAACATATATTAAAGCCTTCTGACTGTTCACAGAAATCTGCCAGCATTTCTATCTTATGTAAGAACTCTTCAGCCGGTGGTTCCGCTTTTTCCCCTAACATGGATTTGATCTTGATTTGTCCCTGTTCCGACAGCTGGTCCCATTCTTCCTTCAACCCCCTTTTTACAGAGACATACCCCCTAAAGAGCCTCGCCATGATACTGGCTTCTTCTTTTGTGACTTCAAATCCGTCATTGCTTACCGGACTGCCATCTTTCCGGGAACCGTCATAAATATATTTCCCCGGAGAAAATGTGTGGTCCCCATAGCCGAATAGGTAGCAAGCACCGGTTTCGTTCAGTATGACGGGCCATGTAAATATCATTCCGCTTTTACAATCGACCCCTTTTTTCTTTGGTATTAAATCATAACCCATAATTATTCTGTTTCCTCCTGTTTTTGTAGTGTTAAACCCAAAGCAGCCATTGCCATTCCCAATTCCATTTCCTTTTTTTGTTCTCCCGCAAGTTCCATGGGGAAAAGAATTGGTTCTGCAACCATTTTCTGCCAGACTTCATCCGACAGGTTTATATTAGCTAAAAAACACGCTGTCTGAACCACGTTCTTATCCAATTCCATTACTATTCTTACTTTTTCTTCCATGACTGATTATTTTTAATCGTTTTCTGGCACGTAAGCCGATACATAAGTTGTTACCTCACACGAGACGATCACACGCCCGGAACCTTTACACTGCGGGCAGGTCGCGCCCTCTTTCGTCCCCTTGCCCTCGCAGACCTTGCAGACCACGATATGCGGTGGGATCATTCTCTCCCGTTTGGGTAACAGTTCGTCCGTCTTATTCGGTCGATCTGCTTTTCTTTTTAACCTGTTTAAAATACTGTTCATCATTTCTCCTTTGTTTTAAAAATTAATCATTGTCAGACCAAACCTGCTGTCCGGCATTTTCGGATCATAGGTTTTCAAGAGTCGTAATCCGCTTTCCAGTCCACCGTAACGACAGCCCTCATTCTACCCGTCCCGTCACAACGGGGGCAAGTCTTCCATCTGTAATTGTCACGCCCTATTTCTTCCTGGAAACCGCCACTCCCGTTGCAGGAGGGGCAAATAAAGCCCCCTACCTTTACAACCTCCGTCTTGGGGGTGTATTTGTCAATAAAAAGATCGATCGATTGTACGCTCCTGCTCATACTCTCACCTCCCCTTCCTGACACGGGAACAATTCCGGTTCTTTAGATTCCTTCAGGTATTCCAGAAGGCAAAGGTCGATCAGCTGGGTTTCCCAATTGACCGGGCGATGCTTGTACATGGCGCGAAGCGCCTGCCTGCAATCTTCCGCCGAAAGGCCCATGTCCAACTTTGAGACGAACAGGTTTATATCCGAAAGGTGGATGCGTTTCACGTCTATGATCCGGGCATTCCCCTTCCAGATGCCCTTCAAGTAAATCTGCTTGACGGCACCGACGCAATATTTCACGGAATCATGCAGCCTCATGGTTGTGAAGCTATCGCCGTTCAATTTCCCGTTCCAGTTTTTAGAAAATTCTATTCTTTCTACCATAATCTTGTGATATTTTCCATTGGATTGTTTGCATTTGAAACAATATACCAGCCATTTCCCCTCTGTTTTATCCACCCGACAAACCGAATACTGAAAGTCGCAGGGACAGACATATATCCAGTAGCCGGGGGTAAGGGTGGCAGATTTTACCTTCATGCCTCCGTCATTCCTAACGGTATCGCTATCCATGCCCCGTTGTCGTTCTTGACCTCGGCCCGGATGAACTGTTTGCTGATGGCCGGCTGGTAGGCCTCCTCGATGATCTGTACGCCTTCCATGAAACGCTCGTTTCCCGATTCCTCGGCTATCTTACGAAGTTGGACGATACGACTCGCCTTCAGCGTTCCTTGCGCGTTACGGGCCAACAGACGGAGTACCATCTTAACGAGCGCCTTCGTTTCCTCGTTATTGGCAAGCCCCTCGATATACTCCTTTACGATGGCGATACCGTCCTCCACCGTGTCGCGGTAGCCGTCGGTCTCATAATACCCTACGGTGATACGCTTGTCACCCGCGGAATTGGTAAAGGTGTCTGTACGTTGGCCGTCTTTTTTCAACTTCAATACTTCCGCCTTCATATTGATGACGCTGCGAAAGTCGTTCAATATCGCCAATTTCGTTTCCTTGATCCCCTGGCTGAGGTCATGGAGCAATGGGATCGCCCCCTCGATGGTTTCGTCCACCAATTCCTTATAGGCCTCGCGATCACGTTTGGCCTGTTCCTTGGCTTTCCTCGCGGCCTGTTCTTCTTTGAACGCCTCAAACTGTTTCAGTTCTTCGTCCGTCATTTCAACGGCTTTTCTTTCTTCTGTCATAGCTTTAATTAATTTAGTTGTGAATAATCCGTGTTCTTTTCCCTGTCTTTCCTTTGGATGATCCGGAGTTTGATGGCCACCGTATCCAGTTCCTCGGTCGTCAGCCGGGCGAACCTTTTGCCCGCGATCCGGGGATTCTGGCAGTAGGCGTCCACCCAGTTCCAGTCGGTCGTGTCAATGCCCCGCTTTTGCATCAACCTCAGCACCGTGGAGCGTTTCTGCCGTAGCTGCTCACGGTAGATTTCCCGCGCCTTGTAATTCTCATCCATACGCTGCATGTCCTCGCACATGGCATCGTACTCGTTAACGGTCATTTCCCGGAGCGATTCGGTTCGTCCTCCGGTATATTGGCTGACCAGCGAGGCTTTCAACTCGTCCTTATCCTCCGTGGGCAGACGGTTCAAGAGGATATAAAAACGTGCGTAGTTCCTGCTCATTCGAAATCCTCCTCTTTAAATCCGTACTCGGTCATCAGCGCCGTATGCGATAAATCCGACAGGCGGTCTGAGACTTCACTGTAAATGAATGATTGGTCGCCGGGGGAAAAGGCCGTTGCTCTTTCCACCGCGTCGTTTACGATTGCTTCTATCACTTCATCCATGATCCTGTTATTTATGTTGTTCGACTTCCTTTATAGCCACCTTGCAGCGGGTGGCGTTCACGATTTTGTCAGCCAGCTCCAACTCCTCGACCTCGACGACTATCAGACCGGCGGTCTTGGCACGCCGTACCCGGATGTCACCGGGATATTCGCCCTCGTTCCAGAGCAGGAGCACATGGGCGGCGTATTGCGGCTCCATGCCTAACTGGTAAATCCTTTTC